GGGAGACGAGCAGAATACTGGCAGTTAAATAACCTGACAGATAAAATGCTTAAAGACATAGGAATGACACGTGGTGAAATCAACTACAGGTTCTACAAAGAAGAAACCGAAGTCAACAGTTAATGCGGCGGGTAATTATACTCAGCCTACTAAGCGTAAGCGTATTGTTGCTTCAGTTAAAGCTGGATCAAAAGGTGGTCGGCCCGGTCAGTGGTCGGCCCGTAAAGCACAACTTGTCGCTTCTCGTTATAAAAAATCAGGTGGAGGATACACAACATGAAGGGCGTAAAGCACTATAAGAAAGATGGTACTGAGCATAAGGGCGGTACTCATAAAATGCCTGACAGTTCTCTACACACAGGTAAAGTACACAGTAAGACAAGTGTAAAGTTATTTCATTATAAAGACCTAAGTAAAGCAGCAAAGGCTAAAGCAGATGGCACTAGCAAAAAGTCAAAAAAGTCTTAAGAAGTGGACTAATCAGGACTGGAGAACTAAGAGTGGTAAGCCCTCTACACAGGGGTCTAAAGCTACTGGTGAACGCTACCTTCCTGCTAAAGCTATTAAGTCTCTCTCTAGTGCTGAGTATTCTGCTTCAACCAGTGCTAAACGAAAAGGCACGGCTAAGGGCAAACAGTTTGTGGCTCAACCTAAAAAAGTTGCAGACAAAGTAAAAAGGTATAGGAAAACATAATGCCAGAGATTATTATGGAACGTGTACTAAAGTGGCAGTTAATGCCTCGTATTATGATGCTTGCAGTAACGGTACTTAGCTACCAAGCAGTTCATTGGTTTATGAGTTTACCTGATCCATCTATTCAGCAGTCTGGCTTAGTGTCAGTTTGTATGGGTGCTTTAACAGGGTGCTTTGCTGTATGGCTAGGGAATGAAAAGAAATGATAGGCCAAATCTTTGGATCACTTGTAGGTTTAGCAACAAGCGTTATTGATGGTAAGACTCAAGTTAAACTAACAGAAGCTGCTATGAAGCAGAAGCAGATTACTGGTGAGATTGATTGGGACATTGCTGCTATTAAAGCTACAGAAAATAGCTGGAAAGATGAGTGGATTACATTATTGTTTTCTGTTCCATTGATCTTAGCATTCTGTGGAGAGTGGGGCAATGAGATTGTCACTGCTGGGTTTGTAGCTTTAGAGGTAATGCCTATGTGGTATCAAGTTGCTCTTGGTGGTATTGTCAGTGCATCAATAGGAATGCGCTCAGTGAGTAAGTTTTTTGGAAAAAGCTAACGTCATATCTTTTCCTCAACTAAGTAACGTAATACGTTTCCCTGAGTTAAGTAATATAGACAAGCAGTACATAGAACTAGAGCAACAACAACAAGTAATAGAAGAACAGCGTAAGCTAATAGAGGAAAGTAAGAATGGCCGATTATAAATCTAGTGGTAGACCTCAAAATAAAAAAGGTAAAGATCGTTTAGGCAAAGAGAAAATAAATATGCGTAGGCCAAAACCAAAAACTTCTATGGCTAATCTTAAAGAACCAAAACATCTATTACCAAATACTGTCAATAAAGGTTTAGATAAATTGTCTCCTGCTGCAAGAAAAATTATAGAAGAACGTATGAGTAAAGGAAAAATATAATGTTTAAACTATCAACACGCAGCATGAGTCGGCTTGAAGGTATCAACCCAGATATTATTACTGTAGTTGCTGAGGCAATTAAACTGACTAAGGTAGACTTTGGTGTGACATGCGGTATGCGTACCGTAGAGGAGCAGGAGAAGTTGGTTGCTAGTGGTGCCTCACAAACAATGAAGAGTAAGCACCTAGAGGGCCGTGCAGTTGATCTGGTAGCCTATGTAGGTTCTAGTGTTACATGGCAGTTGAACATGTACGATGATTTGGCTGATGCAATGGCTGCTGCTGCACGTAAGTTGAATGTTCCTGTTAAGTGGGGGGCAGCTTGGTCTGTAGGTAACATTGCTGAGTGGGATGGTACTATGGAAGATGCAATGAATAGCTATGTAGATTTACGTAGGTCACAAGGGCGCAGACCTTTTATTGATGCACCTCACTTTGAAATGATGTAAGGGAATATTACAATGGCTAAACTTAAAACAAAAACGACTGCGGCTGGCGCACAGCAATACACTAATCCTAAAACTGGCACTACGGCTGCACGGACGGTAACAAAAAAACTTGACAAAGACATTGACAAAGTACACAATGATGAGATGACTCGTAAAGAATTTAAAGAAAAATATGACATGAGTATACGAGAAGCTATATATTTGGCAGGTGCTGCCGAGATGACGGCTTTTTCTCAGACATCAGATTCAAGAGTTACTAAAGCAACAGCAGATAATTATGAAAAACAAATGGTAAAGAAACGTAAAAAAATTAAAGAAGACAATAAAAATAAAGGTGGTCTTATTAAAACAGATGCAAAGGATTACCGTAAGGGAGGAATGTTTTATTAATGGCACGTAACCTAACAGAAAAACAACAGACATTTCTTAATGTTCTAATGGATGCAGCGGGTGGTGATGTTCTTACTGCTAAACGCATGGCAGGATATGCTGACAGCTACAGTACAACTGAAGTTGTTAATAGTATGAAGGAAGAAATCTTAGATGCAACTCAAAGCTATATGGCGAGGAACGCACCGAAAGCTGCTATGGCTATTGTGGGGGGTCTATATGATCCCACTGAGCTTGGCCTTAAAGATAAAGTTGCTGCTGCAAAGGAACTACTGGATCGTACTGGATTGGTTAAAACAGAGAAGCTCCAAGTAGAAGCTAAGGGTGGTGTCATGTTGATGCCAGCTAAGAATAAAGAGATGTGTGAATGTGGAGAGTCTGTAAACGAATGCATGTGTAATGACTAAGCCACTTGGTAAGTGGAAGTTACCTCAACCTACAGACGTACAAATAAATAAAGAGTGGGTGGATATTCCTAGAATAGCACGTACAATACCTTTCGGCTACGAAGTTGACCCCGACGATAGTGGCATACTAAAACCTATACCCGACGAGCTTAACAAGCTACAGCAAGCAAAGAAGTACTTAAAGCAATACTCATACAGAGAAGTTGCTAATTGGTTAAGCGCACATACGGGTAGAAGTATATCACACGTAGGGTTAATGAAACGGGTCAAACATGAGCGAAGCAGAAAACAACAAGCTACAAGCCTACGCCGATGGGCAGAATATGCGGAAGCGGCAATCGCCAAAGCGGAAACCATCGAAACGAAAAGGCTCGACTGCGAAAGTAAAGCCGAAGAAACAACTGCCTCAGTCTAATATAATTGAGCAACAGTTTATTTCACAAGTAGAAGAAGAACATAATGTTATCTTCAAACCAAATGAAGGGCCACAGACAAACTTCCTTGCAGCAGGAGAACGAGAAGTCTTGTATGGAGGAAGTGCTGGTGGGGGTAAGTCTTACGCTATGCTTGCTGATCCTTTGCGGTATATGGGTAATCCCAGCTTTAGTGGCCTACTACTGCGTCACACAACAGAAGAACTAAGAGAACTTATTAGTAAATCACAGGAAATGTATCCTAAGATTTGGCCGGGAATTAAATGGTCGGAACGTAAGATGCAGTGGACTGCACCATCAGGTGCTACACTTTGGATGAGTTATTTAGATAAGGATCAGGATGTTACTAAGTATCAAGGATTGGCATTTAGTTGGATTGGTTTCGACGAACTTACCCAATGGGCTACACCTTTTGCTTGGAATTATATGAGAAGTCGTTTGAGATCAGCAGACGTTGAACTCCCTCTTTGTATGAGAGCCACTACAAACCCCGGCGGCAGAGGACATCACTGGGTAAAGAAGATGTTTATTGATCCTGCACCTGCAGGTAAATCATTTGTAGCTACAGACATTGATACAGGTGAGCAATTAAAGTACCCTGCAGGACACGCTAAAGCAGGTAAAGCATTATTTAAACGTAGGTTTATACCTGCAAGACTAAGAGACAATCCATACCTATCACTACAGGGTGACTATGAGGCAATGCTTTTGTCACTGCCAGAGCAACAACGTAGACAATTACTAGACGGTGATTGGGATATTAAAGAAGGCGCAGCCTTTACTGAGTTTAACCGACACACACATGTCATTGAGCCTTTTGAAATTCCTAATAACTGGGTTAAGTTTAGAGCTTGTGATTACGGTTACGGAAGTTACACAGGAGTACTATGGTTTGCGGTTAGTCCTAATGAGCAGTTGGTAGTATACAGAGAACTATACGTATCTAAAGTACTAGCTGTAGACTTAGCTGACATGGTACTTGAGTTAGAAGCTGGTGATGGTAACATGCGATACGGAGTACTTGACTCTTCCTTGTGGCATAAACGTGGTGACACTGGCCCTAGTCTAGCAGAACAAATGATTATGAGAGGGTGTCGTTGGCGTCCATCAGATAGAAGCAAAGGCTCACGTGTAGCTGGTAAGAATGAAATACACAGGCGTCTGCAGGTAGATGAATTTACAGAAGAATCACGGTTAGTATTCTTTAACAACTGCACTGAAACAATTACACAGCTACCTGCTATACCATTGGATAAAAAGAATCCAGAAGATGTTGATACCCATGCTGAAGATCACTTGTATGATGCATTGCGGTATGGTATAATGTCAAGGCCACGGTTTAGTATCTGGGACTTTGATAGTCGTGGCACTCCTGCAAACAGTATGCCTGTAGCAGATTCTAAATTTGGATATTAAGGAAACCTAAATGGAAGAAGATAACACATTCATTGAAGACGAGTCTATTGCGTTAGAAGACACAGAGCAATCGTCTGTAGATGATTATAAAACTAACAACATTATTCCTTACATCATGGGACGATACAAACGTGCAGAAGACTATCGGCAACAAGATGAAGATCGTTGGTTAGATGCATACAGAAACTATCGTGGTATCTATGGACCAGAGGTGCAGTTTACTGAAGCTGAAAAGTCAAGGGTATTTATTAAAGTAACTAAAACAAAAACACTCGCTGCATACCAGCAGCTTGAGTCTATTATGTTTGCTAATAATAAGTTTCCTCTTACTGTTGATCCTACTGAATTACCAGAGGGTGTAGTTGCAGATGTACACTTTGATCCTAAAGAACCAGATCAGATTAAAGAATCAGAAGTAGATGATCCAGTAAGTCCGTATGGATTTAAGGGTGACGGTAAAGAACTAGCTGCAGGTGCTACATCTAAGACACTTGGTGAAATGCTAGGCCCACTTACAGATAAACTAAAAGACATTGATGGATTAAAGAA